TAGGTTAATAACACGTACAAACGAGTTAGTAACTGCTGCGGTGTAGTAAGCAAACGGGTTATTTGACTTAGATTCGTCAAACTGTAAACCAATTTGTGCTAATTGTAAGATTGCTTGTCCACGCATTTCGTCATTGTACGTGTATCCTCGTACATTGCCTCTAGTTGCATAGCGTTCACACAATTTAATCCACATTTTTGCTAACTCGTCGGTTGCTCTAGTGTGTTTCATACTAAAGTTACCATTATCCATACCGCCTTCCCAGTGACTTTTGCCTACAAGTATTAATTCACCTTCGTCATTAAATTTATAATGCACAAATGGTGGAAAGTTTAACTTGACTCTAGTATCAGCAATAGTCTTTGGGTTCTTTTTACGTCCGGGCTCTTCCGGAATATGGTCAAACGTCATTACACGGAAGATTAATTCTTCTTTTGTAATTTTTTTATAATCTATTTCGCATTGTGCTTGTTTAACCTTTTCTCCTGCCAGCTTACGTGCAGCATAATCAGCATCGCCTAGTCGTTTTGCTTTATTGCGTTTAGCTTCAGCAATGGTTCTGATGTTAATTTTATCAATATCAAGCAAAATAATATCATATTGGTTAAATTCAGCATCTATAAAGCTAGAAAACTTTGATTTTGATTTATGTATTTCTTTAAGTATATCTTTGTTGTTTAAGTAATTTACTTTTCTCATATTTCCTCCAGTGGTTGTATATATTATAATATACTCTGTTAATAAAGTCAACTAAATAATGTATATAGGAGACAATGAATGGCAAATGACCCTCAAAGTAGTATAGAAAATTTAGGCGGTAGCGTAATTAGCGCAGGCGAAAATATTGTTAATACAGTAATAACTAAGCCTATACAAAGTGTAACCGATAGTATTTCCGATACTGGATTTGGTAAAGCATTAAGAGCATTTGGGTTATTACCTGGTGCTGTACCTAGTGCTGGCGTAGGTTTTACATCTGCAAATTGGGGCTCCAAAACTGATCTTGATTGGCGTGTTAGACTATCAGTCCCGGCAACATATAAAACCAGTCCAATTTTACAACCATTACTTGAAACTGATGGGTTCATGTTTCCATATACTCCTCAGATAATTATGGAACACAGTGCTAACTATAATTCACTGCATCCTACACATAGTAATTATGCCTTTCCTGCTTATCAGAACAGTCAAGTGAACGCTATGACAATAATTGGAGACTTTTTTGTTGAAAATGAAAAAGAAGGACAGTATTGGGTAGCGGCAACACATTATTTAAGATCTATAACAAAGATGGCATATGGTGCTAGTTCTAATGCAGGAGCACCACCGCCGGTTGTTAAGTTAAATGGGTATGGCGACTATGTTTTTAAAGATGTACCAGTTGCAGTACAAATGTTTACAGTTGAATTACCGAACGATGTTGACTATATCCAAGTTGGTATCGGAGAAAATGGTACTTGGGTGCCGACACGTAGTTCTTTTTCAGTTGTTGTACAGCCAATATACAGTAGAAAAAGTGTATCTGACTTTAGTTTAGATGCATTTGTAAATGGCGCATATGTAGTTAATAAAAAAGGATTTATTTAATGGCAACTTATACTTCAACTAGTCCTTGGCATACTACACTACAAACTGAAAATCGATATTTAGATATATTGAACATCAGACCAGTGCCAGCTGCAGACGATGATATATTATACACCGTACAGCCACAATATGCTTATAGACCAGACTTACTATCCTATGACTTATACGGATCAAAAGATTTATGGTGGGTATTTGCACAAAGAAATATGGATATTTTAAAAGATCCAATTAACGATCTGTTACCTGGTATTAAAATTTATCTACCTAAAGGCCCAGATCTATCACAACTATTAGGAGTGTAATGTAATATGGCAACAACACCGTCCGGAAATATTATTACAACAGGATTAAACAATGCAGCATCAACTGTAACTTCAGGAGTTGTTAATACAGCAAATGTAGTAACTAGCGGAGTGACTGGAATTGCATCTGGAATTATAGGCGGAGCTGTAGGCCAAGCAATCGCACCGGTAATTGATATTACATCAAAAGGCAAACAGGTGTTTGATCTAGTAACTAATCCAACACTCGGTGGCGCACTATCTTTACTAGGTAAAGGATTTCCTCCTTATAGAAATGAATTAGATAAATTTTCAAGCTACAATTATATCTTTACACTTGGCGCATTAACAAATTTAGAATTAAACTTTCCACTAAGTTATAGAACAGTTGGACCACTAATTAAAATAATTAAAAGTGGTGGAACAGGTGGAAACAAAATTCCTACAATTTATGAATTAGACGGGCAAGTAGAATTTTTTATTGAAGATGTTGAAATTCAAAGCCATCTTGCACCGAACCCGGGAACAAGATTAAGCAACGCTACTGTTATTGACTTTAAAGTAATTGAACCATATAGCATGGGACAGTTTTTCCATTCACTAAGAACAGCAGCTATGGTAGCAGGCCATCCTAATTATTTACAAGCACCTTTTTTATTAAGTATTGGATTCATTGGCTATGACGATGATGGAAATGTCCAAGAACCATTGTTTAGTAAAAGACACATACCTATCAAATTTGTACAAGCTGATATGGACGTTAGTGAATCAGGAGCGGTGTATGATGTTAAGTGTGTGCCTTATAACGAAAGTGCGCTAACAGACGAAATTAACTCAGTAAACACTGACACTGTAATAAAAGGAAGAACTGTTGCAGAAGTATTACAAACTGGTGCAGAAAGTTTAACAGTAAAACTGAACACATTAGAAGATGCACAAGTTGATGCAAAACAAAAACCTGCGGCAGACTACTATGTTATCAGTTTTCCAAATGATAGTTTACTATCATCAGTTGGCCTTAGTAATAGTTCAGCAACGCAAGGTGCTACTACAGGTAAATTCCAACAATTATATGAAAGTATTCGAGGAACAGGAGCAGAAGTTCCAGATGGATTTTCGGAGCAACTACAAGAATTAAGTGGCACTACTACATTAGGCGCACCTTTAGCTGCATCATTACAAGCAGCGGCAAACGCAAGCATTAATTCTATAGGCGCCCACCGAGTAAATCCTTCGGATCAGGCAAGTGCTACTAATCCGGGCAATGTTGCACCTGGCGATGCTGAAAGTGAAGACGAAGAAGGCACAATGGTTGCAGAAAGAATGGCAACAGGTGATGCTGATGCAGAAACATTTACATTTAGAGATGGCACAGCTATAACTGATATGATTGAAGATGTTATAACAAGTAGTGACTGGGGACGGAATGCTGTTAGGCAAAAAAGAAATGCCAAAGGCGAATATGAATGGTTTAAAATTCATACCCATGTTTATAATAGTTCTAGTCTCTTTGGAGGTCTTGTTACAGGTGCTTCTCCTAAAGTTTATGTATTTAGAGTAGTTCCGTACACAGTGCCAGCATCTATATTTTCTGGACCAAATACTCAAGGTGTATGGAATGCACTAAGCGCACAAGCCGGCGCTGTAAAAGCATATAACTATATCTATACAGGACAGAATAGCGAAATAATTAAATTTGATCTACATTTTAACCAAACTTTTTATACAGGTATGCAAGCTACTCGTTCTCAGAGAATGATGAGTCAAATATTTGGCGGATCTATGTTATCAAAAGAAGAAAATTCGCCAGAATATGCAACATCAGATACTGGCGGCACTGGCGTCAGTGGCTCCGAAACAGGATCACCAACAGTACTGTCAACAACTGAAAACAACCAAGTAAGTGGTGGCGGCGGAACACCTGATACAGCCACTTCTGTTGCTAAAACCTGGAACAATAATCTTATTAATACTGATAGAGATATGATTACAGTTGACTTAGAAATAAACGGCGATCCTTATTGGTTAATGGATGCAGGCCTAGGAAACTATCTGGGACTTAGTAACCCGATAAATTCTGCTATAACACTTGAGGGTTCTTGCAATCCAGTAGGTGGTATGGTTACTACAGTTTTAAATTTTAGAACTCCAATGGACTATGATGGCAAAGATGGATTTGTAAAATACCCATTAGGCGGATTCTTGCCAATAGCTATGTTTAGCGGAGTTTATAGAACTATATACGTTACTAACCATTTTAAAAATGGCAAGTTTACCCAGACATTAAACTTAGCAAGATTAATGAACCAAGATTTATCGCCAACCGCATTAGCAGGTTCTTTACTTAGTGCATTTAGCGGATCAAGTGTTGGACAAGCAATTGGCTTAGGTACAGACAGAAACAAAATGGGCGGAGAAGAAGTATAATATGGCACAACAAACTCGTACTCCAAGATCAAATAATATTAGCCCTGGCGTTCATATTGGCAAAGTAATAAGTCACCTCGACGGATCGTTTATGGGCGGTATTGAAGTAATGATTGTTAAAAGAACAGCAGCCGGTCCAATAGAAAATTATGTTACATGCAAGTATGCTAGTCCGTTTGCAGGACAGTCACCTTATGACGGTGTAACAGATAACGCCGGACACGAGTACTCACAAAAAAGTTATGGCTTTTGGGCGGTACCGCCAGATGCAGGTACAATGGTTATTGTACTAATGCCAGACGGAGATTATAGTCAAGCATATTGGGTTGCTTGTGTTCCAGATCTTGGAATGAACTTTATGACGCCAGGAAACCCCTCTACAACAGCAAATAGTGAAGATACAACAGTAGCGTTGCCTGTTGCAGAATATAACAAGCGACAAGAAGAAGGCGCTGGGCAAGATTATACTAAATTTGTAAAACCTACAAATACAGTTGAAAAAGAGCGTTTAGAAAAAGCAGGCTTAGAAAAAGATTCTATTAGAGGATATAATAGTTCTAGTGCAAGGCGAGAAGCTCCTAGTGCTGTATTTGGATGGAGCACTCCGGGACCACCTGATCTAGATGGACCAAAATATTCATACGGCCGTTCGGGTGCATCAATACAACGCCCGTTTAATAGACTAGGCGGATCTAGTTTTGTTATGGATGACGGCGATATGAGTCTACGTCGAAGAAAAACACCAGGCGGTGATGATCCAGACAAGCCTTCATATGCTAATATTAATAAAGGCGAGTCAGACGGTGACAAAACTATTCCTGCTAATGAATTAGTTAGACTTCAAACTCGTCACGGTCATCAAATTTTATTACATAACTCAGAAGACTTAATTTATATTTCACATGGTAGCGGTAATAGCTGGATTGAAATGACAGCTAATGGTAAAATTGATGTATATGCTAAAGATAGTATAAGTTTTAGATCAGAAAATGATATTAACTTTTTTGCTGATAGAGATATTAACTTTGAATCAGGACAAAATACAAACTTTACATCTACTGGTGGAAGTACATTTATTTCGTCTACTAATAACGTAGAAATTAAAGCAGGCAAAGACGGAAAAATTACAGCAGGCAACACTACAAATATTAGTGCTAAAACTCATCATGAAACAGCACTGGGCGGCATTTACATGAATTCAGATGAATCAGCATCAGACGCTGTAGATGCAAGTGTACCAGTTAGAATACCTGCTCACGAACCGTGGTCAGATCATGAAAATAACAATCCAAAAGAATTCGTGGCTGATAAAACAGTTGCAGCTTCGTTAGAAGAAAGAAAAGAGTTTGTAAACGGAACACTTGAAGAAGCGCCTGAACAATTTGTATTAGTTGACACATTTAAGCGTTCAACATAATAAGGTAAATACGGTATGAGTACAATAGAAAAAAGTTTATATAAACAAGTATCTGTAAAGGGTAGTAATAACTCTGACAAAATTACCACAGAAAAAAGTCCTACGTATAGAGGATTTAGTACAGTAAATGAGGAATCAAATAGTCATATACTGCATGATGTTTCGCTTATTAAGCAAGACATTATTAATCACTTTCATATTCGCCAAGGAGAAAAACTTAGCGATCCTGAATTTGGAACAATTATATGGGACATATTATTTGAACCATTAACTGACACAGTTAAAAACGCAATCGTTGAAAATGTATCAAGAATTATAAATTATGATCCCCGTGTTCAAGTAAATCAAATTACTGTAGATTCATATGAAAGTGGCATTCAAGTTGAGTGCGAGCTTGCATATTTGCCCTATTCTATAGTAGAAAAACTACAGTTAAAGTTTGATGAGGACGCTGGGTTTTTAACACAGTAATTATATACGCACTTATCGATCTCACATAAATACTGTTATAGATAAGGAATAGCCAATGTCGTCTACAGATAGACAAAACAGATTATTATTAGCAGAAGATTGGAAGCGAGTCTACCAGTCATTTAGAAACGCAGATTTTCAAAGTTACGACTTTGACAATTTACGCAGAACTATGGTCCAGTATCTAAGGGAAAATTATCCTGAAGATTTTAACGATTATGTTGAATCGAGTGAATACCTTGCACTAATAGATCTTATTGCATTTTTAGGTCAAAATATTTCTTATCGCATTGATTTAAATGCTAGAGAAAATTACCTAGAACTTGCAGAGCGTAGAGAATCAGTTCTCCGTTTAGCACGTTTGCTTTCATACAATCCGAAGCGAAACCAACCTGCTAACGGATTGCTAAAAATTCAAAACATTAGAACTACTGAAGAAGTTAGAGATAGCAATAATGTCAATTTACAAGGCCAGACTATAACTTGGAATGATCCTGCTAATAGTGAGTGGTATGAGCAATTTATTAAAGTAATGAATACTGCATTACCTGTTAACGGAACATTCGGTCGTCCGGCAAAGAAATCAGTTATAGCAAATGTTGACACAGAGCAGTATAGATTTAGTAGTACTAATACTGATGTACCTACATATCAATTTAATAAAAACATTGATGGTAGAGCTGTGCGTTTTGAAATAGTATCTACAGATATTACGGATACTGTTGAAGAAGAAGCACCGTTTCCGGGAAATAACTTTGCTATGTTATATAGAGACGATGGCAAAGGACCTACAAGTTCAAATACAGGATTCTTTAGTCACTTTAGACAGGGTGTATTAGACCAAGGTGTATTTACAATTAATGATTATGCATCTAATCAGGCAGTTGCAATTGAAACTCCGCAGATTAATAATTCAGATGTTTGGTTATACAGTTTAGATAGTGTCGGTAACGAAAAAGAATTATGGACTAAAGTTGAATCCTTACAAGGTAGTAATATCATTTACAATAGTCTTAATAAAGATAATAGAAATGTGTATTCTGTATTAACTAGAGTTGACGATAGAGTTAGTTTAGTTTTTAGTGACGGTGTATTTGGAAATATTCCAACAGGACAATTTAAAACTTATTTTAGAACTAGTTTAAACGAAAGAGTAATTATTACTCCTAAAGATTTTAGAGGAATAGCAATTACAATTCCTTATCTGTCAAAACGTAATAAATTAGAATCTCTTACAGTAACCTATAATTTACAATATACTGTTGATAACAGTACTAACAGTGAATCAACAGAATCAATAAAACAAAATGCTCCGACTACATACTATACACAAAATAGAATGGTTACTGGTGAGGATTATCAAATTGCACCATTAGGAATTAACCAACAAATTGTAAAAGTTAAAAGTGTTAATAGAGTGTCAAGTGGTATTAGTAGATACTTTGATTTAGTAGATGCTACTAGTAAGTATAGTCAAACAACATTATATGCAAATGATGGTGTTGTTTATAAAGAATTTCAAACTAAAAAAGACGGCTTTTCTTTTACTACCAGAACTGATGTAGAAGGCGCTGTAGAAAATACCATTATACCAATTTTAAGTGATAAGAAAATTAGAAATTATTACTTTGATAAATTTAATAAAATTATAACAAGAGACTTAGGCGTTAACTGGGTACAAACTACAAAAGACACAAACATATGTACAGGTTATTTTAAGAACATCGAAGATGTTCCGTCAACATTAGGTAGGTTTACTGGATCTATTTTAAGTCTAGTTAAAGTAGGGTCGTTAATCAAGGTAATCGCCCCGGGCTATGTTGCTAAAGTTAATCCTGCAGATATCGATACATCAACTAACCACTTTAATTCAAAGGGCGAATTAGTTAACGGAACAGTAAAACTATTAGGTGACTCTTATTACAAATGGGTAAAAGTTGTTAGAATTAACGGAACTGGATTTGAACCAAAAGATGACGGCTCTGGCGCTGTTATACTGAATGATATTATTCCATCTGGAGCAATACTATTTGAAATTAAGCCACCGCTGGCTAATAACTTAGAATCAGGTGTTAAGCAGCAAATAATTGATCAAATATTTTCATACAACACATTTGGTTTAAGATTTGACCAAGTTGCTGCAGAATGGCGTATTGTTACAGAAAACAATTTGTCATTAGGAACAGGATTTAGTGCAGGTAAAACTGGTGATGTTACAAATCAAAATCTTGATGCAAGTTGGTTAGTTTTATTTGAAACAAACGGAGAGCGATATACTATTACATACCGTTCAATGAGATTTGTGTTTGAAAGCGATAACGAAATGCGTTTTTATTATGATTCAACTGATAAAATATTTGATAATAAAAGTGGAAAAATTATTAAAGACAGTGTCACAGTACTAAACATTAATACACAGCCTGATAATCCAGCACCGTTTACTCAAGATTTTAATTGGGAAATTGTTGATGCATACAGAGACATAGATGGCTATATTGATAGTAAAAAATTAGAAGTAAGTTATTATGACAACGACGAAGACGGTGTAGTAGACGATGCAGATTTATTTGAAGAAATTGTTAAACCAGAAATAAATGCTACTAACAAATACATTATCTTTGAAAAAATTACAACAGCAGACGGCGTAGAAGATTTTAATTATTATCCAAATAATAATGATACTATTATTATTCTAAATTCTAAAACAGAAGTTGCTCCGTTCAGCACATATGATGATCAGCAAATATTCTATTATATCGATACTGATGTATTTGAGATACTAGACAAGTCGACACTTAAATTAAATATCACAGCTAATTATAAAGCAAGGATAGGTAGAGATAACTTAAAATTCCGTTATATTCATGCAGCAAGTTCTGAGTCTAGAATAGACCCTAGTGCAAGCAACATTATTGATATGTATTTACTAACTAGAAACTACGATAATAACTTTAGGCTTTGGTTGCTAGAACAGTCTCAAACAAAGCCGTTACCTCCAAGTAGCGATCAGTTGTTTATTGAATACGGTGCACAGTTAAACAAGATTAAGTCACTAACAGATGAAATTATATATCATCCAGTTAAGTATAAGATACTATTTGGTAACGACGCGGATCAAGAATTGAAAGCTACATTTAAAATTGTAAAGAACGCTAACAAAGTGTTAAATGATAATGATATTAAGACAAAGGTAATTACAGCAATTAATCAATTTTTTGCTTTAGATAACTGGGACTTTGGTGAAACATTTTACTTCTCCGAATTATCAGGATATGTAATTAACGAACTTGCTCCTGATGTTTCGTCATTTATTCTTACACCAGTACAAGAAGATCAAAATTTTGGTAGCTTGTATGAAATCAAATCAGAAGCAGACGAAATTTTTATAAGTGGTGCTAGATCGGAAGAGCGTCGTGTAGG